ATTGAATCGCTAAGCGCCACAGGTCTTACACCATCCGTTGCGATGGCGCGTTATCGTTCCCTGAGATAACAAGATGCCTTCTTTTTTAAGAGCGCGTTCTAAGACAGATGCCTTGATTCCGCGATCATAGATTGCCTTTTCAAATACGGCTAAATCTTCCTTGCTCATGCCTTCTTTGATTTTACTGATAGAGCAGACAGATGTTTTAGGAGCATTTTCTGCCTCTTGCTTTAACGAATCCGCTAGTGCCATCTCTAATCCTTTCGCTAAGTAAGTAAAAGGGTATAGCAAAAACCCCCCCACCGTTGATAGGCAGGGGGGTATTTTGGATTAAATTATTTTGTGACGGTCATAGTCAAATCGTGCTTAGGGTTAGCCCACGCAACAAGAACTGGTACGACTGAGAGCCATACAGTGTTAAGCGCATGCTTCCAATCTGTTGAATTAAAATCTAGCGGGCTTTTGCCGATGATGACTACTGCGGTGATTGCGTTAGATACGAACCACTTAGACCACATCTGCAATACTTTATTATTTAATTTCATTGCTTCTCCTTAGTTTGCCCATTTTGGGCGCACAACTAATCGTACAGTAGATGGAGCGCGGTGCTTGAGATAAACGCCATCGCCGTTTGCCTGTGATCCCGCGTTATCGCCAGCCGTATTACCTTCGACTGTATCTATCAGGTGAGTATTGGCGTTATAACCGAGAGCTATGCCCGTATGCTCAGAGATGCCCTTCTTGCTAAAATCAAAAAGCAGGATATCGCCAGCCTGAACATTGGCTGTGGGAACTGTGAGATTGTTTTTCTTAGCCCACGCCTCTAGTGCCTGACAACCAGCGGTTTTCATAATGAGGCTACCCACGCCCGCCTGAGCAAAACACCATTGAATAAACATCATGCACCACGGCTGATTGTTGAGGTGATACCAAATGCCATACTTTGTATCGTTGTTCTTGCCTTCTTTGTAGCCGACTTGCGCCTTAGCCGTATCAATTACTGCCTTTGCCTGATTGCTCATTACTCCGCCTTTGTCTTGAGGATCTCTACATCAATTTTTATACATTGCTGGTTTTCAAGTAGCTCTTCAACTTTGTTAATTAAGCCAGTCTTGCCATCGTTGTAGAGAGCATACTCAATACGGTTTAATTTATCCTTGAGTTCTTCTGTGTGCTTTACGATAGCGTGTCGAGCGGCCATGCTCACCCCGGCTAATAGAGCTACTCCCACGAAGAAGTAGGAATATACGATGGTTGCTACATCGGGTGACATTTTGCACCTTTCGGTTATGGGTTAGGTTGTGTATTTAGCATTGCTTTGAGTATGGCAATTTCCTGCGCTTGATTGCCAATGATTTCGCGCATCTCTTTCAAGATGGCTTCTGCGTTTATTTCTTTTTCCATTTATTTGCCTTCTAGTTGATTTAACCGATCTTCATGTTCTTTGAGTAAAGGTATCAAGGCTACGGCGATGCGGTCATAATTTACTGCGTCAGGTTGCCCTTCAAGATTGTATTGAACCAGCAAATCTTTAATTACAGGGATAATGGCTAAATCTTCTGCAATAACGCCAAGTAATCTAGGTAATCCATCTGTCGTACCTTTTTTATCTGCTTCTCCTTTATCAACATAAGATTTTGGAGATAACGCCAAGATTGCATCTTTGGGAATTGTTTGTTCTTCTATAGCAACTTTATAGCGCTGAGAAGAAGTAGAACGAGTAATTAAACCAGAACTTGAGTTGATAAAAGTATTTGCCGTTGAAGTAGTTGTACCAGCACCCGCAGCATATAAAGCACCATTTGCTCTTATGTAACCCGCCGCTTCAATATAACCACCACTTGTTGTAACAATTTGCCCATAAGATAAAATATTTGAAAATGCCGTAATGGTGTTTCCACCTATATTCCCTGTACTGGCGTTCATAAAAGCACCAGTACCTGAATATAATTGCGTACCGCTCAAAGTCCAGCCGCCAATAGTTCCATTTGATGAATAAAGACTGCCCGTAAATGATCCTGATGTAGCGGTAATAGTTCCAGTAATGGTTGCGCCAGTTGCAGTTAAAAATCCGCTAGAGTCAATGATGCAGTTACCTGAGATATTTAAGGTACTTCCTGTAATAGCCGACCCAGTAATGTTGCCTGAGAAACTTGCCGCACCAGTTGAAGCGTTAATAGCAAAAGTAGCAGTTCCGCTAGAGTTGTATCCAGCAATACCAGCAGAGTTCATAACCACTCGCGCACCGCTAGACATGGAAGCACCAGAATAAACCGTGACTCCGCCTGCGTTGATTGCTGTCATATTATTACTTGAGTTAGTAATAGTATTAGCATCTTTCTGAAGCGAAGTTCCTGCTAGAGCATAAGCGATACTTGCCTGAGCTAGAGCCGCGTTAGCATTAGATATAGCGGTAGCCGCATCAGTAGCCGCTGAAGAAGCGGTAGATTGCGCGGCATCGGCTGTTGTCTGGGCAGAGTTCGGCCCTGTTTCTAATTTAGCTACGCGATCTGTAATTGAATAAAACAGGTCTTGCAAGTTTGCTGGAAGATTCACGAATGCCATTATAAAACCGATCCTGCCGCTAATTGTCTGGTAAGGGTAAGTGTAATATTTGATGGGCCGTTTTCGCCGGGATTAACGCTGATAGCGACGATTCTTAAAGCATCGTTATTAGAACCAAAACTCACACCAGCAGGGAAGTAGTCATCTTTAATATCAAATCTTACATAGTCACCGATTTGGTATAGCGGGAATACTGGATCAACATAAGTAGGGATAACCACTTCAATAGTTGTAGGTGGGTAGGAGATAGCATTCAACTGTCCTAGCGTGACATTTTTAAGCAAGTTGATATCGGCTATATCTATGTGGTTAGCCGTATCTTGAAGAAGCGGGAATCCGTCTGTGTACTTTGCCGTATCTACCGCGCTGGCGATAAGTTTGGTGTTGTTTGCGCCATAGCCTAATCCGTAGAGCTGGTTAGCCGCGCTCTGCCCATCTTCGGGGAAACGGTAAGAAATAACATTGCCCGGAAATTGGAATACTGGCGCATAGGCTGAACTTGGACTGTAAGCAGTTCCTAGTGGTACGCCGATTTCAAATTGATTTACTAAGTTGCCTGATGAGTTGTATGGCTTAATCTTGAAATCAAAGAAGCTAGAAGCCAAGTCTTTAACCGCCTGATACACGGGCTTGTATTCGTATGCGTTATATGTGCGGCTTGTAGATAGACCCGATGTAACTGAGTTATATGTCAGCCCTGTATTTCCGTAGGTGACACCTTCGGTATATTGCAGAAGATTGTATGCAATATAGGTAGGGTCTTGCGCTACATAAGTCTTAGTAGCCGTGATTCGTCTGCGCTGATACAGCGACAGCATTTCTTGCGCCGTAATAGAAAGTCTTTGAGTTGCTGAGTTGTACTCTCGATTCCAAACAACGCCCGACCATACGGGAGAAAATACAAGCGATACAGGATCAGCGTAGAGAACCCATAAGATTACCTGACCGGGAATCGTGCCGTTATACACATTTAAGCTTGAAGAATTAAGCCCAGATAAAAGAACCTCACCCTGAAAAGTGCCGATGGAGTTTAACTGTTGCGTAAAATTAACATTGGTAAATGGCAACTCCGCAATAATCGGATTAGGCGTACCACCGCTTTGATATACCTGAGTGAGTACATATCTAAATTCGGGATTAGCCGCCATTAGATATAGGCATTTCTGTATGTCGTAGCCATAGAGCCAACGGTGCTAGTCCATGTTCCAGAGCTATTAGGTGATAATGCAAGGAAGCCCGTACTAGCAGAAGTCATCTTGTTTCGAGCAGGGTAGCCATCGTAATAGATAACTCTCTGCAATAAATCAACAGTCAAATTATGTCCAGAGGTGAGGTTGGCAAAATACATCGTTACCGTGCCGTCTGTAATATTTCCGCTTGTATTGCAAGAGGCAATAGTGATTACTGGGCAGGATGTAGCCCAACCTGTATTAGCTACCGCAAAAGTTGTTCCGCTTTGTGATGTACCAATATCGTCATAATAACGCGGATCAGGGAATACCAAATCTACACGGGTCTGAATATAGCCGTATGTAAAATCTGCATTGATAGGCGTTACCAATCCCCTAGAGCGACCATACATACGCTTATCGCCAGTATCGCCGGTCAATCTATAGGTGAATAGTTTGAGTTGATTAGCCGCAGGTGTATTGCCTGTCGGATCTACATAGTATCCAAGAGGCTGAGGTGCGAAGTAAGACTGTAGTTGCTTATAGTAATACTGCGCTGTGTTGGAATTATCTCCGAGTACAAGCATGGTGATACTAACCATGCGCTCATCGTAAAAATCTCGACCCGTATATGATCCATCTAAGTATCCGCGATTCTCGTCTTGAATACGAAGCGGTGAAGTACCGCCTAGACCGTCAATGCTAAGAATTTGATATTGAGTACCCGCTCCAATAGTTAAACCGTTGAAGGTAATCTGATAATTGCTAAGTGTCATTATTTACCGCCCACAGGAATACCGTTTTTAGCGGCTTGGCTTAATTTCTTAGATATGTCGTTTGTGTTGGAAGCGTAAACTACAACATTCTGCACGATTTGATTACCGCCCTTACCTGATGAACCGCCAGTATAAGAACTTAAGTCAGATTTTGGAGTTGCCGCGGTTTTGCTGGTGGTTTGCAAACCAGCCGTAGTTGTAGGCTTCTTTAATTTATCAAGCCCATCAGCATAGTTATCCAGTTTCTTGCGAGCGCCGTCAAAGAAATCACCAGATGCTTTGATGCCCTTGTTAAGTTCATCAAGAGCTGATTTTGCTGGCCCGAATCCTAAAGCCGCAAACGCCTTAAGTACAAGTTGTAGTGGCCCTGTCTCTAGGAATACAAACCCTTCTACAAGTTTCTCAACAGCTAATAAAATATAAGAAAAGGCGTGAATAGCACCCTGAGCCATAGCAATCATGGCGTTATGGACTTTGGCATTGTGCTGATATAGAAGTACAAGTGCTGATACAACGGCGATAACAGCCGTCGCAATCAGTACATATGGATTGACCGCTTCAACGGCGTTAAGAATTGCCTGAGCCGCGGCCATAGACTTCGTTGCCGCCGCTCCTTCTTCTGTAGCAAAGGTAAGTGCGGTCTGTGCCGCCGCCATACCAGTAGTCAATCCAATATAAAGAATCTGCGCGGCTTTAAATATATTCATAATAGTTACATAGGCTTTAAAAGCGACAACAGCACCAATAACTATTCCTGTGACAATGGCTAATTGCTTGCCGTATTTAGAGAAGAAATCAATCAACTTAGATACATACGGGATAAGCATATTGCCAAACTTCTCGGCTAATAGTTCTGTTTTAGCCCCGAGTACAGACATCTTTCCAGCAAATGTATCTAGGTATGCTTGAGTCTGCCCAGATAGTTTTGCGTTGAGTTGATCCATAGCCCTATTGATTGCCTGCTGCTTTGGGATATGTGTATCAAGAGTAATGCCCAGTTCTTTAAACGCCTTAGCCGATCCTTGCGTAGCTCTTGCCATAATGGTCGCGGCAGTTCCCAAGTCAATGTGCTTATATCGAGCAACCGACATAGCAGAGCCAAGTAGGGCTTGCGCTTCCTCTGTGCTACTTGTAGCCGTTGTAAGAGTACCAAGAGCCTGAGCAGTATCTTTTGCGCTAAACCCTAGAGCGGTATTTTCTTCTGCGGTCTTTCTAAATTCTTCTGCACTAGCCGATGTTGAGTCTTTTGCGTTATTTACTGCAATGTCCATACGGGCAAATGCTTCTTGAGAATCCATAGCCGCCTTGATAGAGAGAACGCCAATAGCCACGGATGCAAGCGCCATAGCTCTAAATGCCGCACCTGTAACAACTGCCGCCTTTTCCATACGAGACAATGAAGCACCCGCCGCATTAGCGCGAACTTCCATAGAGGTGAGTTCAGTATTGACGGTTTTCATTTCAGCGATTGCTTCAGTCGCGTTAGCGCGGATTTCCATAATTACTGGAGGCAGAAAACTCATAGCAGACTCCCTAGATGTTTGATAAAGATTTTATTGATTGCACCGCTTTGGACTAACTTCTCATAGGCAGGTTGCATATATGGGAAACCAGCCATAGCGCTAGTACCCTGCCATGAAGCAGGTGCGTAGCCGCCACCTAATTCTACGGCGCGGGCATAAACCATTGTTGGCCCGACTATCGCGCTGTATCGAGCGTAGCCAGTTGTGTATTTAAAACCCTGAATAGAACGGCGCAAGTTACCTGTACGGTTCTTAGGAGGCTCACCGGCAGTTGCCTGTTCACCTTCTGCTCGCTTACCTTTGATTTCTTCCTGAGATAACTGGATCATAGCCGCCATAATTTCATCGCGAGCCATGCGAACTTGAATATCTATAGATGCCGTTTGCTTAGTCACGGCTGTCTTAACGAGATTGATATTATTTATTATCATTTTCAATCTCCTTTACAACGCCATTGATTTCTAACAGCCATGATACCAAACCAGCAGGTTGCTCATCGGTTTCGGTTGTTGTCCAGCCAAACTCTTTGGCACACAGATAATAAATCCACTCATCATCTGGGTAATCAAAGTTTTCGTTTCTATCCGCGCCCTGCAACCAACTCTTTAGTCGTTGGAGTTTGCGATAGGAGCTTTTGGGTCTTTTTCGTTCTCCAAAGTCTTTGCAAGATTAGGGAAGATTACTTCTTGAGCCTTGCCTGCGTACTCAGCCAAAGTATCGTAATCAGCCATAGTCAATTCGCCTAGAGAATCAATCTTTACTGAAGGCGGAATCAAGTCAAACGACCATTCAATTACAAGAGCTGCAATAAGACCATCTGTAAGAGATAGAGCCTGCATAATGCCTTCTTGTCCGTTGGCATTTGCGTAAATCTTTGTACGGTCTTTTACGCGCAGTTCATTTGGATCGCGTAGCGTTGCTGTTGCTCCACTCGGAAGCGTTACTTTTTCTGCCATGTTATTCCTTCTCTCGCCTTCTCATTTTTTAGGTTGAACCGGGGTGCGGGAAGGCGGCGCACCCCGGCCAACATTATTTCAGGTTACTGGTAAGTACCTGAAGTCTTTGCGTTCTGCAATACCCACTTGATGTTGCTGTATCCAGCGGAAGCACCAGCATCAGTAGTATTACCTTGAGCGTTGATATCAACATCAATTTCTACAAAGTCCTTAGAGCGGTCAATCATTGTTGCTACATAAGCACCCTTAGTAGTTGTGAACTGAACCTGAGTTGCAGTTGCACCTGTTCCCTGAGACCAGTTGAAAGTAATCGCTGGCTGAGTATTTGTAAGGAATCGAGTAAGTTCTGTATCAGCTTCCATGATGAAGCGAATCTTGCCCTTAGTCTCTAATGCGCCGACAAATACCTGATAAGGGTTCTTTGTGTTGTTGATACCAAAGATAGGTGTTACAGGTCGAATTAGGTCAATGTTGCCATCTACAGAGTTGGAGATTGTAGATCCACCGATTGAAACGGTAGCAACCCATGTAGGGATTGGCAATACTGTCGAGAATGTAGGTGTAGGAGTTGATGCAGTTGTTGAAGCCCATCCTGTTGCTTTTGCATCGTAATCCAAGAGTCCGTCAGAAGTGAACTTAAGGTTCATTTCATGGACTTGAATACCTGCGTATGCGCGCACATTTGCGGCATAGAAGTCGGTCAATGTAAAGGCTGTTGGCTGAGCATCTGCGCCCGTAGCGGTTGCGTTCTTTACGCTAATTGTGTGGGTGTAAGGAGCTGAGCCACCTGTAGTTGTTACATCTCCTAGAAGGCCGCCAAGAACATAACCAAAGGTGTCAGCAAATACCGCACCGCCGAAGTCAAATGTTGAATGAGTACGACCCGGAATGTAGTTATAGTTCTGTACAAGCGATCCGCGCAGACCTGTATCGTAGAGTTCACCGATTAAATCAACTGGCTTTAACTTGCTCGCGACTACAGGGATATAGTCTGTTGGAGCTACTGGCGTTCCCTTAGTTGCTTCTTTAGCAATACCCAGATAACTCCGGTGTGTATTTTGTACTGTCATTTATTCACTCTCCTAGAGTCTCGGCTGGTTTTGCCTTAGTTGGTGTGGTAGTTGAAACATCAGGTGCAGTAAAGTCACTTGGTGCTTCGAAAGAATCCCCAGATTGGACTGTGATAGCCAATGTTGGGAATACGCGTTCGCCTTCTCCGGTATATGTGAACTTAGCCATTTCTCTCCTTATGCCTGAATCATCTGTGTAACGGTAAATGCCATTGAAGACCATGTTTCGATTGAGTTACCCTTTTGAGATAGGGGTTCTCCGTATGAAACATCAATAACTGGTTCTGCTCCCTGCCATACCAAAGTACCTGAGTCATCGCCAAATCTATGATCCGAACGCAACTTAGCTTTCAAGTCATCAATGATACCGTCTAGGTTGTTCATAGCATCTTCGGCAAGCCGTTCTAAACTGTGGTGGAATAACTGAATGACTACGCGATAGTCAATACGCTTCCAACCGCTATGCGCTCCACCCACGGCTATGCGGCTTTCTGTTTCAGACTCAATAAAGATTACTGCTACGCAACGATTGACTTGGCTGGGTAGCGAATTAACCTGAAAATCAATGCGCTTAGGGAAAGAGGTAAATACCTGATTGATTCCGTCAATCGCAGGTGGAGCGATAAAAGTTGCAAGCGTACTTCTAACCTGCTTGCGGCCTACTGCCATTATCTAACCCTTCTGTAAGGTGCAAGTAACTGCTTGGCGAGAGTAATCTCATCGCCTAACTTGTCTGCCTGATCTAAACCGTTGCCGGGTCTGGTGCTAATCGCCATCGCCATTGAGCTATCGCCACGAACCTTAAGAAAGGCTGTAGTAACAAGTATGGCGGCTTCCTTGATAGCGGGTGGAAGTGCGCTGATAGATACGCTGGCATTATGTGTATATTGCAAAGGTGATACGAGCGGAATGGTTGTAGATCCGAATGTATAAGTTGATGCGACTACCACATTCTCGCTATACATACCGTCATAAATCTTGAGCATCTGCCCTACAGTAAATCCAATACCGCTTGCCACGGTGATAGATGACTGAGTAGCGGTAGCAGAGACAATCGTGGTGTTGGTATATCCGCAGACATACTGGTAATTTAAAAATACCTCTTGGCGTGGACTTACTGGGAATCCAAACTGTAGCGGCCCTTGAGATGAGTAAGTAGTTGAAGCGCTTGCGTAGGGAACAATAATCTGGCTATCTTCAATCCACGCGATTGAGCAGTCAGGGAGGCTTTGTAGCTGAGTATTAGGGTTGCCATAGTTAAAGGCAAGAAGCGCGATAATAGGGTTGTAGCGTGGGTGCAGGCGAATAGTGCCATCTGCTTTGATACGGCCACGCTGTTGCTCGGTTTCTACCGTAGCCGCAAGTACCTGATTGCAATAGGTGTCAATCCACGATGAAGCGCGAGCGATGACATTCATTAGCTCTGAAGACTGCACATCGGGATCTTGCGAGTTAAATACTAGGTTATCAATATCAATAGCAGTTGGAGCGTTCTTAAATTCATCAAGGGTCAGGTAAGGAGTCGAGAACTGGGAAGTTGTTGCTGTATAAGCATTAGCCATTTATTTCTCCGCACTTTGAGCATTTTTTAAAGAACGAGCCAAACCCGCACTTCTGACATGGATATCCTTCGGTGTCTGCAACGCCTGATGCGCTTGCTTCTCCCATGCCTTCTTCTTTTAACTTCCTGCGCAATTTAGAGTTATTGATTTCAAATAGCCCATCTCTGCCAGCCTTCAAAACTCTTTTGCCATGTCGAGTTGTAATCGACAGTTCCTTCATGCCTTTAGGGCCAATCATCTTGCCCATCGCCAACCTCCTGTTTATATAGTGAGCCTTTTACCGACTTGCTCAGGTCGTGTTGCAAATTACTTAAGCAGCAACAATTCCTGATACAACACCGTTCCATGCTGGTGCGTAGCAGAAGAATGTTCCACGGAAGTATGTTGAGAATTCATACGCGAACTGAGTTACAGGCCACTGGATACCCATGTAGTCCTGAACCATGATGTTCGCCCAAACATCTGATACCTCAGTATCAGGGATTGGGAGTGTGTATGAAAGAACAGGAGCAACGCCCTGTGGCAACCACGGATGTACAACGAGATCAACAAGCTTGCCTGTGATTTCGTTATGGAGAGCGCCAATTACTGCGCCACCGACATAATCGCCAGTTTCAGTTTGTGAGAGGTTCAAACGATAGTTTGCTGTTGAGCCATTCTTGATTGAGTCTGAGAGCTGCTTGCGGTCTGCACCATTGAGAAGAATCTCATCTGGATCACCCTTTACATTGTCGTAGAGAGTGCTAAAGACTTTCTGGAATTCAACGCCCGGATTAGATGTTGAGAATGTGGTGTTGATGTCATTGATTGAACCTGAGTTTGGCCCAAGAACTGTAGGCAAGATTCCGTCATAGCCTGTGCTGTAAGCAGAAGTATCTGCGTTAGCGCGAGCGGCTGTGATTGTGCTTGCTGTTGAGTACACGATGATGTCTCCACCGCTTACTGAGGATGAACCTACAACATAAGCTGTGTTTGACTTGAATGTACCAACATACTTAGCGTTTGCTGTACCTGTTGTTGTTCCAACATACACATTGTAGCCAAGTGCGCCGGTAATATCGCCAACAACAATCTTGAGAGCCTGTGATGAAGGTGTAGCAGACTGCACGGTTGAAACAATTGATTCACCGAAGCCTGAGCTAGAAATACCAGCATCTGCTGTGACATATACATAGTATGTGTTGTTAGCGATTGCTGTTGTTCCTGTAGGAGCTGTAGCCGCTGAAAGAGTTACTGTAGGAGCAGCAAGTGCGCCTGCGTATCCTGAAGCTGTACCGCGTGACATGAGCATCATGCGCTCTTCCATCAACATTGTTGCATAAAGTGTTGATGTTGATGAGAGCTGACGGAGATCCTGATATCCAAGACCAGAGAAGTTAGCATCGAAGCTAACTGCATCTGATAGTGAGTATGAGTTGTAAGGAAGTACGAGATCATCTGCTGAGTAGGTGATCTTAGGGCCGCGTTCAAAGTTAATTGAACCGAATGCGGTTGTTGTTGTTTCAGTGATACCCGGCCAGATATTAGCGTTTCCGCCTGTTCCTGTACCTGTGTAACCTGTGATGCGCTTTACGCGGTGTGATGTACCGACACCCTTTTTACGAACAATCTTGTTACGCAATGGTGTTGGGCGTGGTGTAAGCAACTTAGCAGGTGCTTCAAGGTCGAATGCCGCGAAGGATGTGCTAAGAGGTGATGTAAGCGAAATGTCCTTGACGATATCCGCTGTTGCTGTGCGCTGTGCGGCAAGAGCTGCGTTAAGCGCTCCTACTGCATCAGGTGATAGTGACTTGTTTGCTACAAGTGCTTCCATCTGTGCTGATGGGTCTTGTGCTGGAGCTTGTCCGGGTACTGAAGATGCGTTTGAAAGAGACTTGCTGAGTTCTCCAAGATATGCTTCCTGAAGTTCAGCCGCTTTCTTTGGCTCTACATCACCGAACAGGTCTGTTGCTTTAGGCATTTGTGCCATAAGTTTTGATTCCTTTTCGTTAAGTGTGTTTAGTTCTCTGTATTAACTTTAGCCTTAGCAAAGAATTCCTGTGCTAAGTCGCTATAGCCCTTACGAAGAACTGGATCGGTTGTCGCATCAGCCTTTGACTTATAAGTTGCGGCCTTTACGAGATATTCGTTTGATACTGCGCCTTGAGCAACTGCGGTGCGCTTTGGCCCACCTGCAACTGTCTTGGTTAATGCCGTTGCTAGTTCGGTTTCAAGTTTTACCGACTTCTCTACCGCAGACTCTTTTTCTGCGCGCAAAGTGTCAATCTCTGCTTTGACCGATGCCATAGCACTCTTAACGGCTTTTTCGACAACATCTTCGATTGATGTGTCT